GCACCAACAGATGAAAACGGTGAACTACCAGCTGAAAATCCTGAGAGAACACAATCTACTCCTACTACTAGCACTCCTACTACTAGCACTCCTACTACTAGTACACCAAGAGCACCAGCTGACAGTAGCATGTATCAAGGGTTTAGTTTTTCAAACTAAACTAACGGCAATCCAGTTTTGTTAGTAGTTTCCCAGTTTTCTTTGATTATTCTATTGAAGATTTCGTAATCGCTTACATCAATATCATACATTATTTCATTGTAAGAAACACTACCACGCATGTACCACATTATTCGATATATGTTGTCTTTGAATTGTTTAGATGATGTTTCGTAAGACTCTAAAAGGGATTCGATCTCAGAATCCGGGAGTTGTGTCAGTATTGTACGAAAAAATTTGCGTCATCCATTGTTAATGAAGTAGCATAATCTTTGCCGCATTTTTCGCCTGCACATTTTACTTCTAATGGTGCAATTTCCCACTTCTTAATATTTGATTCAAGTTTTGATCTTATAGCATTAAACCATTTTTGATCTTCTTTGATTAGAAAATCTTTAATAAGTTTGATGTCTGTTTCTTCTCCATCAGGTGTTACAATTTTCTCAACTTGAGAAGATACACTGTTTTCAGACAGGTCTGCTAACCGTTTGTATGCTTTTGATTCTATTTTTGATCTTTCTTCTTCGCCTAACGAAACTGCTTGAGCAACTGTGCGTTTCATAATAAATATTTCTTCCTGCACTTCGTTCCATTTTTCTATAGACAATGGTCTTAAATAAAATTTTAAATCACCAATAGTTAATGTATTGTCATATTCTTTTTGTCCAAAACTATCATACAACGCTGATAGATTTACTGCATGTGCATTTGATTCACTACAGTGTGGACAGATTGAATTTTTAGTATATTCGTTACCATATGTTGCAATACGAATTGATAGCAATAAAAATTCTAGATCAATAAAACTTAATTTATTAGGATCTTTTATTGACGGAATACAACTTTTAATTAAATTTATAGTTGCCTCTCCGTTTAGTAGTGCTTCAGGGTTACGCATCATAAGTTCGTCAGAACCTGACATGCTGTACACAGGTACATCTTTGAAAGAACCTTCGTAGGCAGCTTCAGGCACAAAACGCAACTCTGATGGAATGGTAATGTATAGTTTTGGTTGTCGTTTGTACTTGTTCAATACCGAACTCATTGTGGTTTTCTCCTATTGATAAATATATAAAAGTATTTATGTGAAATAAAGTACGTATATTTTAATAGTGAGTAAACATAATGCCCCAAGACGGAACAACAGATCCTAACACTAATAGTAATACAACTACCGCAGCAGCCAATCTGACAGCTGCTTTTGGTCAGTTAGGTAAAAATGTTTTAAACAACAGTACAAATTTAGCTGATTGGGGCAAAGCACTTGCAAGCGGTACTAATGCTCTAGGGGACTTTGTTGGTTCAATTGAAGGTATTGGTGCTCCCTTAGAAGCATTGACTAGAGCTACCGGAAGAGTTAGTGAGGGAATGCTCACTATGATCCAAGTTGCAGGAACTAACTTTGAAAATCTTGCAAGGTCAGGCTTTACATTTAGTGATGGGCTATCGGGTGCTACAAGAGCAGCTTTAACTGCTGGAGTGAGTTTAGAAAGTTTTAGTAAATTTGTAGACAGTAATTCAAAAGGATTAAGACTTTTTGCTAACTCAACTGGACTAGCCGGTGATTCACTAGCTGAATTTAGTAGAGCTTCGTCATCTTTTAGAAGTGATAGTAACAACTATGCAGAAGGCTTAAGAAGATTAGGCTTCAGCAACGAAGAAATTAACGAAAGTTTAGTTAATTTTGCTAGTTTAAACAGACTTTCTTACTTACAGAATCAAGCAAGCGACACAGAAAGAAACCGAGCAGCATTTAGATTTGCACTTGAAATGGACCGCATGGCACAGCTTACCGGTCAGTCACGCAAAGAACTTATGAAGAAAATGGAAGAAGACCGTAGAAATGGTCGAGTACAAGCATTTTTAAGAGGACTTAGTGCTGATGGCCAAAAAGCATTTTTAGACGGACAAGCAGCAGCCGCAGCAGCAGGTCCTCTAGCAAAACGTGCATATGAAGATATGATGATGCAAGGTTCACTAACTGGTCAAAGTGCAAATGCTGCGGCAATATATGGTCAAGATTTCTTAGACATGTTGACAGCCCAAAGAGCACAGCTACAAAATTTAACTGGCGAAGGAGATATAGCAGGACTTCAGGCTTTCAATCAAAGCATGGCACAGATTCAAGGCGAAGCTATAGCAGCACTTGGCAGTGAAAGAAACAGAAGTGTAGCTGTTCTTGGAGCCCAAGGCGAATATATTCAAGCACTGCAAGCTGAATTTAGAGGACAAACAGACTTATATGACCAAACACTAACATTAATGCAACAGGGAATGACAGCCCAAGAAGCTCGATTAGAAGTGTTTAGACAGTCACTTCTAAGGCAAGGCGATGTTGGTGTAGATACTACCGGCGACACAGGACTTACTACTGATCAATCAAGAGTAGATCAAGCTACAAGATTATACACATCACTTATAACTGGCATTGATAAAGTAAACCTTGCAATCAATACAAATCTTGTCGACGCACTACAGAGTACCCCAATACAAAATGCAATGGGCACAGCAGCAGATGGAGTTACAACAGCTAGTAATGGTTTAGTAGCAGCAATAAACAACGGTGCTGATGCATTTAGTGCTAAAATTCTAGAACTATTTCCAGACACTGGTCCTGGTATGAACAATGGACTAGCAACACCTGATCAAACAACCGCAGGTTCAGGTGGTGCTGCTGATAGTCGACAGCAAGGTGGGACTGGTGAAACAAGTGGTACTCCTGAGTACCAAGGTAGTCATTTCTTTGGCGGAATGATGCGAGCAAACATTCCAGGACTTGTAGGTGACGGCCCTAACGGACAAGTGTTACCAACTTCAGAAGTTATCACACCAAACATGAACAGTCTTGTTGTTACAATGGGACAAATGGCTCAAAGAATGAGACCACAAATGGAAGAGATGGCTAATTCAATACGTCCACAAATGGAGCAAGCAATACAAGAAATACGTCCACAAATGGAGCAAATGGCCAATTCATTCCGACCTATGGCTACTAATCAAATGGCACCGCAACTAGAACAGTTTACAAGTGATTTAAATAGAAAATTTGATAGATTAATAGAAGCATATAGAGAGAATACTCGTGCAGTCAATTTGCAGGGTAGAAACGTATTTAGGACATAAGTAATAACATGAGCTGGAAAAAATATTTTACACCTGTACCTACAGGAAATAGTGAAGGAACATACAGTCCACTAGGCAATGGCAATGCTAGTAGACCAGGACCTGCACGAACTAATTATTCAAGTTATTTGCCAGATGTTTACACAGGTTCACCTAATCGTGTAGAACGTTATGGCCAATATGAAACTATGGACAGTGACAGTGAAGTTAATGCTGCTCTAGATATCCTTGCAGAATTCTGTTCACAAAGAAATACAACCAATAATACTCCGTTTAAGTTAGATTTTAAAGAAAAAGCAACTAACTCTGAAGTTAGAATACTTAAACAATACTTACAACAGTGGTCAAAACTACAAAAGTTTGACACTCGTATTTTCCGTATACTACGCAACACATTCAAATATGGTGATGCGTTTTTTATTAGAGATCCAGAAACTAAAAAATGGTTTTATGTTGATCCTGCAAAAGTTACAAAAATTATTGTTAATGAAAGCGAAGGCAAAAAGCCTGAGCAGTATATAATCAAAGATTTAAACATTAATTTTGAAAGTCTTGTTGCTACTACTTTAAATACAGATCCAGGTGGCGTTACCAGCTCAGGTCATCAGGGTTATTTTCAAGGTGGTGCAAGAGGTATGGTAGGCACTCCTCCAAACAGTGCAACTAGCAGCTCACGTTTTGAAACTACTCAACAAGAAGTTGCAGTAGATGCAGAACACGTTGTACATTTAAGTTTAAGTGAAGGATTAGATAACAATTATCCTTTTGGAAACAGTCTACTTGAAAGCATCTTCAAAGTTTATAAACAAAAAGAACTTTTAGAAGATGCTATTATTATATATCGTGTACAAAGAGCACCTGAAAGACGTGTGTTCTACGTAGACGTTGGCAACATGCCAAGTCATTTGGCAATGAGTTTTGTGGAAAGAGTAAAAAATGAAATCCATCAGAGAAGGATACCTTCACAGACTGGTGGTGGACAGAATGTAATTGACAGTGCATACAATCCTCTTTCAATAAACGAAGATTACTTCTTTCCACAAACTGCTGAAGGTCGCGGATCAAAAGTTGAAACGCTGCCAGGCGGTACTAACCTAGGTGAAATTGATGATCTCAAATATTTTACCAACAAACTAGTACGCGGTCTCCGTATACCTTCCAGCTACTTACCAACAGCAGCAGACGACGGACAAAGTCAGTTTAATGACGGTCGTGTTGGAACTGCTTACATACAAGAATTACGTTTTAATGCCTATTGTGAACGCTTACAGCGTTTAGTTACAGATAGATTTGATCAAGAATTTAAACTTTACATACTACAAAAAGGTGTAAACGTAGACACTAGTGTTTTTGAACTATCATTCCAACCACCTAAAAACTTTGCAAGTTACAGACAAGCAGAACTTGACAACAGTCGCATAGGTACATTTACACAAGTACAACAGATTCCTTATATGAGTCAACGTTTTGCACTACAACGTTTCTTAGGACTAAGCGACGAAGAAATTGCAGAAAACGAAAGACTATGGCGTGAAGAAAATGATGAAAATCTAAAACTTCCAACTGATGCAAGTGGCGAACTACGCAGTGCAGGAATTAGCATGGGCGGTATTAGTTCAGATATGGGCGGTTTAGAAACCGCAGCACCAGCAGCACCTGATGCACCAGAAGGCGGAGCAGAAGCTGGTGGAGCAGAACCGGGCGGAGCAGCTGGTGGAACACCACCTCCAGCAGGCGGCGGAGCACCCGGCGGCGGCTTATAAAGGATAAATAGTTTTATGATACTAAGAGAACTCTTTTATTTTGACAAAGATACACTGGAAATGAGTCAGGATGGCCGTTACAATCCTGAAATGGATTCCGATGTGGTCAAAGTTAGCGACACTCGCAAGACAAGACTAACACTTGAGCAACTCAATCAACTAAGAGTTGCAAGCGACTTGCATGAGCAAGAAAAAGAGGAAGAACTAGAGTTCATTAGACAAATGTATGGTGTACCTGCTCAACCGGGTATGTAATGCAGTGCTTTGTCCTCGGTAACGGAAAATCACGAAAAAACTTTAACATACAACACTATAGGCAGTATGGACCTGTTTATGGTTGTAATGCTATCTATAGAGATGAAACTGTAGATTATCTAGTAGCAGTTGATCCACCCATGGTTCAAGAGATAATAGACAATAAGGCTCATCTTTCTACAAATTTTTACACTAGAGAACATAAAAGATTTAAAATTGACGGTGTAAACTTTATGCCCGAACATTTGGGCTGGAGTAGCGGACCAACAGCACTTTGGCTTGCTACATATAATAAAGCAACTACAGTTTTCATATCAGGTTTTGATTTTGAAAGCAACGACGATAAGCTCAATAATATATACGGCGGAACAAAAAACTACAAACCAGCGGAAAGTCCAGCAACCTATTTTGGTAACTGGATACGGCAATTACAGTTGATTATTAGGGATAATCCGAATACTTATTATTATAGAATAATTACAGATGAGTACCGTTTTACACCTAAAGATTTACTGAGATATCCTAATTTTTCCAACATCACATACGAAAAAATGGATGAAAAAATCAAAATGGCTCGTTTTGAGCCTATTTCTTAGTAGTTTATTGTATAAATTGTAAATACTTATTGACAGCCTTGTATAATTAAATAAAGGAGAACACAATGACTGATCGTAGCAAATTTGAAAAAATGCTTGAGCTCCTAATCAA